GCCTGTAATGGTACAGGATTTTTTATGTTGTATGGTGCAGGTTTGGAAGGAGATATACTCCCTGCTACGCCAGTGTTTGCGGAACCACTTCCATATATGAGGTTTGGATTTAATCCCGCATCTTGTAGTCTTTTCATTTGGTTAGCAGGGGTATTGTACTCGTTTTGCATGTGCCAAAACTTCATGTTTTGTTGGTCTGCTAGCTGTTGTCTTCTGAGGGCACCTTTGTTTGATAACATGTCGGAACCTAATCCGAATGCACCTTGTCCGACTATAGAACCTAATCCTGTAAGTTTACCTCCAGTCATTAATGCTTTTCCTAATCCTGCTAGCAATCCTAGTCCCATATTTATACTTTTTTAAGTTTTGTTGGTATTGTTACTCCTGCTTTTTCGAAATTTAATTCCGAAAGTTGTTTGTTTGTTAACTGAATTGTATCTTGAACTCCTTTAACCAGATCATCAAAGTTGATAAGCCTAAGTTGTAAGAGATCGAGTTGTTGGTGGCAAGCCACACAATGTTGTAGTACGATTTTTCGTATTGATTCATCGTGTTTTTTTTCTTCTTCAGTTTTGAAATTTTTTGTTTCCATAAGTGTTAATTTTAAGTTGAACTATAATTTATAGTATGTTAAACAGAGGTAGATACCTCTTTGTTTATGCAATATAGTGATTTTTTTTTATTTACCAAATCATTTTGATTTTGGTTGTTTTTTTTGACACATTTTTTCTCTACTCCCCTATTTTTACTATCACTGCGTTAACGTATTTTTTGGTCGTTGAGTTGTATTGGTGTCAATTAGCACTAATATATCAAGTATGATATTAGTGCTAGCGATTATCATCGCAGTTTTACCCAATAAAAATGCCGAATCAAGATTCAGCACTTTTTATAGGGTTTGTTTTAGCTACTTCTGCGGCTTCGGCAGTAGCTTTTTGTTTTTCAGCTTGAGCTTTTTGCTCAGCTTCAATTTTTTTAGTTAAAGCTTTATGTTCTTTAACTAATTGTTTTTTATGTTCCATCATGTCGACTAGATCGTCGAATCGGGGAATTTCGGTATCGAAATATTCTCCCTGATTTTGTGATGCTCCAAGAGGTAAACCTCTGGAGTGTCTGTCTAGTAATTGTCTAATGGACAAGTTTTGATCTGGAATAGTATGAACTGTTTGATCCATAATTTTTCCATTCCATTTGTCTTTTGAATAAGCATTGTTAATTTTTTTCATAAGTGTTAAATTTTTAATCGTTTTAGCATTTGCTGTTTATTATCTCGTCTGATAATATTTTTATAATGTTCATGCTCGTCTTTTCCTGAGTTGAACATTTCTTCGAAATTTGTTTCTTGTTCTTCGATGTATTTTTTATACATTTTTTTAAGCTCTAGTTTATCAAAGATTTTTTCTTTGTAATATCTAGGCATTGATATAATTTGTCCTGATTCTCTAACTATGCAGAAAATTTCTCTGTCTTTATAATATTTTTTCATGGCGTTGGATAGATATCCAAGTCCCATACCTTTTGACATTAAAGAGAATTCTGGTAGTCTGTCGTCGTGGGTGTTAAACCTTTGAAAGTTTGATTTAGTTATATAACCAACAACGTAATTAATAGTAAGTTGATTATTGTTAGCAATGTGAATATGACCTTTAGTCCAAGTGTCAGCAATGATTTGAGGACGCTCAATAAGAGATTTAGGCAGATTGAATAAAATAGCATGATAATGAGGGCGGTGTGTATTGGTTCCATATTCTCCACAAGCGTAATATTTAAGTTTGTTAGTAGGGCACTTTTTTCTTAGTCTTTTGAGAAAAAGTTGATAATCCTTTTTTACAAGGGTTTGAAAGCCATTTTCTGAAATTGGGGCCTTTTCGTATGTTAATGTTATAAAGCATGCTGATAAAGAAGTCTTGGCTTCTTCGTTTAGCCTAAAGCTCCAATGTGAAGCTCGGCGTTTTTTACATGCAAGGCATTTACCGCATGGTACATTGACCATTAAGTTCTGATTTTTATAATCTTTCGATTTATTACGTACTCTAAATGGTGTGAAACACTGCATAATGATGGTTTTTAGTGTAGGGGGGACCAAGCAGGTCCCCAGACCTACTTATAATCTAATACCGCCTCTAGCTACTCTATATGAGTTATATTTTCTAGATTTCTTTTTTTGCATTCGGCTTCTCTTTTTGAAAGCCATGCCTTTTCTTCTAATTCGTTTTGATCTTCTGTATCCCATAATTTCTAAATTGTTGGTGTTCCAAAGTATGGCATTAATCTTGTTGCTTTTACTTCGTTGTGTAAATACACATATAAATGTTCTGTTGATGCTTCTGGTAATGCGAATACTCTTTTTACTTCGTCACTATCGCATTCTATAAAGTCTTGGTTAAGTGTTGGTTTTGATCCAAATATTCTACCCATGTGCCAGAATTTTAATGTATCTCTAAATTCTCCGTGAACAGTAGATGGAATATATTTATACTCTGCGTATCGTGGTGTATATCCAAATACTTCTGCATCTGTTGGGTTGTTTTGGTGATAAAGCTCTTCGTTATAAATTGGTTGTTCTCCAATGTTTGCAAAGCTTGGCCAGTAATAATCGAATTTGTCGAGTTTTTTCCAATGTTTTGGTACTCCTTGTTGATAAGCAGTTTTGGGCATGACTGACATAATACCTATAATGTAGCCGTGTTCTTCTGCTCTGTATGAAACGTAATTTGATGATCCTACTGAAACTCCGTGTCCGGCCATATTACCTTGGGGAGTTGGTTCACTTGCGTTTGCAGATGTCTGCAAAACTTCACTTATGGTAATTGGTGTGGACGATCCTCCAAGGAATTCTGGCCTTTGAAGTCTAGCGTCTGATGATCTTACGCCAAAATGAGCTGTTATTATTTCTATATATCTAGCACCGCCTCTTGCGTTTCTTTCTAACCATTCTTGTAATCTAAATGCTCTTCTTAAATCGTTTATTGATGATGCTGTTGCTTGTGATAAGTCTGCAACCATATGATCAGAGTTGTCAACATCTAAATATGTTGTACTAGGAAGTTGTGTGAATAAGCCACCACCAGAAGATGTTTCTAATGGTGTACCTGATGAATCGAAATTTGCTACGAAAGAACCATCAGATGTTTTTCTTAATATAGTTGCTTTTGCAGGATCATTTACATAATCAATTGGTGCAGTTGTTCCTAATGGTATTGTTGCTTCTGGTCCTCTTTGTGTCCAAGGTAAAGCTGATGTAAAATAATCATGTTGCCATGCTCTTTTTTTCATTGAACTAAGTTCAATAATGTCTGTTGCTGATTGTGTTCCGTCTGATAACGTAACATCTGTTTTAGTTATTAAGTTTTCGTCTCTGTAATAATCTTGATAGATTTTCTGATAAGCGGCGAAAGGTAAAGCTGATACGTTTTGTATTTGATTGCCTGTTGGTAATCCTAAGTAATCGGCTAGTGTTTGAATCCCATATTGAGTTGGAATTGTTAAGTCTACAGTAGGGAATGTTGGGTCTGCAAGACCATCTTCTCCACCTGATATAAAGTTTTCCCAGTTTGGCCATAGTATTCTGTTTGGCACGAAAAAGAAGTGACAATAGACACTTGCTTGGTGCATGATTGGTGTGATAAGCGGTGCGAATCTTGTAAGATTAGTTGCCTTGATGTTGAATTTATCTCCTGGTACTACTTCCATAACGGAGATTGGCATTAATTCTCCGATTTTTCCTGAGAATTTTCTATCGTGTGATAGGTCAAATGTGTTTGTTTGTGGTCGTGGCATAGCCACTTTACTGAATATACTCATGTTTATTGATTTAATATTGGTGAATCTTTCCAGGCTCCAGATCTAAAATATTCGTAAGCATCTTTAGAAGTACCGAATATGAATTGATTAATTTGTGAGCCTATACCAGAATTTGGATTTATGTTAATATCTAGCATTTTTTTTGTAAATGCTGCTTTTGCTTCTGCTTCTGTTTTTTTTGCTTTTGTTAATAAAGCTTCTTCAACAATTTTGTTAACTTGATCTTGTTGTGTTAATGATAAAACAGATGTTTTAATCTTTTCTGCAATTGCTTGTTGTTTAGCTTGATTTGCTTGAGACATAGATCTGTTTACTTGAAATGGTGTTAAACCTAAAGTTCTAGCAGTTTCAGCATCATTTTTTTTTGTTACAGAATTAAGATTGTTTATTTGTGCAGTCATCATCATAGCCTGTAATGGTACAGGATTTTTTATGTTGTATGGTGCAGGTTTGGAAGGAGATATACTCCCTGCTACGCCAGTGTTTGCGGAACCACTTCCATATATGAGGTTTGGATTTAATCCCGCATCTTGTAATCTTTTCATTTGGTTAGCAGGGGTATTGTACTCGTTTTGCATGTGCCAAAACTTCATGTTTTGTTGGTCTGCTAGCTGTTGTCTTCTGAGGGCACCTTTGTTT